ACTACATATATCAACTAGATACGTTTATAAGCAAATAGAAAAATCAAAAAAAATATTATACCAAAATCTTAAAAAAACTGTTCAATTACGATTATAGTTATTTAAGAAAGATAAATTACTAGCCCCAGGGCCGCCGATAGGCGGATAGTAACATGAGCCCGGCGGAAGCCGGAATAAAACCACGATCAGGTAGGTGTAAAATGACCCATACGAATTCAGAAAATGGGGAAAGCAAGCGAAACTACCCAGAATATTGCCAAAAAACCATCGAGGCGTTTAATCTAGTAGATGCAGGGATGTCACCAAAACAAGCATTACAAGCAACCAATTTCAAGAAAGATATATCACCGGCGGGAATAGCAAACTTTAAAAAGAAGTATAAGAAACACAGCCTTACACACCCTAAGCTCATTAAACTAGCGCATCACGCGGTAACGGATTGCCTCACCGACCAGCCGATAATCAGCACGCATAAAGATCGGCAAGGACGGGAAATTACAGAAGAAACACCACCAACATGGTCAAACAAGCTCGCAGCCGCCTCAATGGTCTATGACCGGTTCGAGCCAGTCAAGCAACCAAACGGCAGCGACGGCGGGATGACGGTAAACATCATCCCGATTGCGGCTCAAGAAGTGTTCGCAAGAATTATGGCGTCAAGGGTAAAAGTGGAGGGAGGCTTGGACGAGAGCGCAATAGATGCTGAGACAAGTTGACATAACATGGAGTAGATTTCAATCCACGGTGTAAGTGGTTGAAAAGATAGGAAAACGATGTTTACATAATATGGGTTATCTGACATTGGTGCAGATTAAGACGTGATAGTGGGGGAAGAAGGCGAATGGGGGGTGAAGGGACTGGGGGTAAGCAGCGAGTAAGGAGAGACCAGAAACCCCCAGAAAAGTTGTCCCCCGTGGCAGAGAAAAAACGGGGTGGTGAAATCACCATATATTCAACCTCCCGCTAGCTTGTCGCATAATTTTTTAGAAAGTGAGTTTATGGACAGAGCAGCGTTAAAGGAAGCCTATATAACAACTTTATCTGCCTGTGAGAACACAGACGAGAAGAAGGCTGTGTCTCGCAAGTTTTGTCAGACAGATTTGTTCTACTTACTTGTTTACGGGTGTGGTCGTGTTGATGCTGATAGAGATTGGATATATGACAGGTGCAGGGAAGTTGAGATAAGCCCGGACGGGTATGTTGATTTGTGGAGCAGGTTTCACTATAAAAGTTCCGTAATTACTTTTGCTAAATCAATTCAGGACATATTGAATAACCCGAATATTACAATAGGGATATTTAGCCATACGAGGCCTATTGCTAAGGGTTTTTTGAGGCAGCTTAAGCGGGAGTTTGAGTGCAACGATTTTTTAAAATGGTTATTTCCTGAAATTTTATATATGAGGCCGGATCAGGAGAGTTTAAAATGGAGTGAGGATGACGGTATAATTGTTAAACGGAAGTCCAATCCAAAGGAGTCAACCGTTGAGGCGTGGGGATTAGTGGATGGGCAGCCGACTTCAAGGCATTTTGATATTATGGTTTATGATGACGTTGTTACTTTGGAGTCTGTTTCTACACCGGAGATGATAAATAAGACCACAAAGGCGTGGGAGATTTCACTGAATCTTTTGTCGGAGAATGGGGTATCGAGATACGTCGGGACTCGTTATCATTTTTCAGATACATACAAGACAATAATTGAAAGGGAAGCGGCGATACCCAGGATACACACGGCCACGGACGATGGGACATTTTCCGGTAATCCTGTTTTAATTAGCAAGGAGAAATTAGGTGACTTAATTAAGCGGATGGGTTCATTTACTGCTTCATGCCAACTATTTCTTGACCCATTGATGGATGATGTTCAGAGGTTTGACCCCAAGTGGATTCGATACTGGACGGAAGCCGATATTTCGAGAATGAATGTTTATCTTCTTGTTGACCCTGCTAATGACAAGAAAAAGAAGTCGGACTATACAGCCATGTTTGTTGTTGGTGTAGATGACAAGGATGATTATTATATTCTGGATATAATACGTGATAGATTGAATTTGACGGAACGAGCTGACGCGTTATTTGCATTACACAAAAAATGGAAGCCGTTGCGTGTTGGATATGAGAAATATGGGATGCAGGCTGATGTTGAACATTTTAAAGATAAGATGGAGCAAGACAGTTACTATTTTGGGATTGAGGCGTTAGGGGGGAATACGGCAAAGTTCGACAGGATCAGAAGACTTGTTCCGTTGTTTGAAGCAGGAAGAATATTTTTTCCAAAGGTTTTTGTAAAGAAGACCTATGAGGGTATTAATCAGGATTTGGTTAGCGCTTTTGTGGATCAGGAATACAAGGCGTTTCCTTTTGGGGCGCACGATGACATGATGGACTGTTTGGCGCGGATTACTGACGAGAACATGGCTGTCTTTCCGACAAAGTTTGAAGAGTTTAGATTGAAGCCCCTTTCCACCGTTATAATTGATGCCTTGGAGAAGAAACAGCCAGACGAGGAATTTGGGGATTATGTTGCGTCGGAAACAGACGCATTTGAGAAAGCTATGGGATACGGCCAAAGGGACATGGGGTTGATTTATGACAGGGTGTGAACTTTATGCCTTAGCTGGTGCTTTATTTGCAGCGGTTTTTATTCACTTCGGGTTCAGGATGGGAAGGATTGTAACGGGGCAATCCGGAAAGAAGTTTGATGTTGGGAAAATGCCATTGTCGGAGCATGACCCTTATCAGGAAGCGCTCGAGAAACCGGAAGAAGTGATAGAGGATAGGGAATGAAAGTCATTTGTGAAATATGTAACGAGATTATAGCCGAAGCAAAACCGGGCGATATGTCTGTCCCGATGTTGGGCAAGATGTTCAGGTCGCCGGATGCCTTTCACGGCTATGCCCCACCGTTTCTACCAGATACCGAGTGGGAAGACATGCGGTGTGGATATTGCAACCAAAGACCTTTTACTGAAAGGGACGGGTTTATGACGGACGAGGGATATATCAGGATACAACCTTATTCCATACCGGAAGGATTTGCCGGAGAAATATTTACTTGTGAGGTTTGCGGAAAAATTTGCAAGAGTGAGCTTGGGTTAAAAAGCCACGGAAGATCACATAAAGGGGAAAAATTGTGTTGAAAATAGTTTACAGGCCAGAAGGGGTTATCATTGGAGAGAAGGTTATATCAGAGATTGGAATATTAGCGTTGAAGGATCCCAGAATTATGCAAATAAGCCAAACGGAAGAAGGACAGATTAATGTGAATATTGTTCCCATGCTGGGTCAACCGAAATGGCTTGAAATTGATCGGGGTGTAATGAATTACGACGTCAACGATGAAAAACTTATCAATGCGTATAAAAAAAGCGTGTCAGGTATCTCTTTAGTGAGAGAACCGACGCTTGTTGATGGTGATTAACAAGGAATCAAGATGACTGAAGAAAAAATATCTTATGAAGTTCTGCCGGCGGAAGGCGACAAAGATGTCGGTTTGAAGGTGTATTCTATTCTGAAGGCCATTATTGACGACAAGGAAACACGTGGGTTAATCAAACGCTGGAATCGGAATTATGAACTAAAACGAGGAAAGCACTGGCGCAACAAAACCAAGGCCGGTGTGCCTTTAATTACCGCCAATTTAATCCACAAACACAGACTGAACACCATTAATTCCCTGACGGACAACAGCCCGATTTTCAATGTGGCAAAAATCAACGATTCAGAAGAAATTGATCAGGAACTTTATGAGAATTTACAGAGAACAGCGGAACACTGGTGGAACGAACAGGAACAACAGGACATATTTGAATCATCCGTCAANAATGGAGAGGATTACGGGATAGCCNTTGAAAANGTTGTTTTNGATCCTGANCTTGAGGAGNGCGGCGAGGTCGAAACCATTATAGTTGACCCATTTCACTTTGGTGTTTATCCGGTGANCTGGACAAACCCCCGTTATTTGCAGAAAAGCCTTGCCGTCCTTCATTATTATCCAATTTCTTTAAACGAAGTCAGAAGGAGATGGCCGAATAAAGCCAGTGAAATTAAAACAGATGGGGATATTTTAAAGGAACTTGGGGATGAACGAAAAGAAATTAATACACAGGAGACAGGGAAGGGTGGTCTTTTAACAACCTACGCCTCAACTGCTTACAATATCATCAACTTCTTTAAAGGCGCAAAGGATACATCCGATGACGAAGAAGTATTGCTGGTTGAGGCCTGGGTAAGAGACTACCGGACAGTCATAGACAAAACCGAAGAACAAAGGGTTGATGAACTTGGGAATATTATGGTTGTTATCAACGAAGTCACCCGCCCAAAATATCCTGGTTATATCAGAAGAGTCACAGTCTGCAATTCCGGACAGTTGGTATTAGAGGACACGTCCAATCCGAATATAAATTCATCTATGCCCGAAGAACAGGCCATGCGGACGTATCTTTGGGACAAATTCCCCTTTGCTGCTGCGAACTCCATTAAGGACACGGCAAGCGGATGGGGAATCAGCGATTTAGAAAATTTAGAAGATTTGAACATTGAATTTAACAAGGCTCTTTCTCAATTAGTTCTTATCAAGGATAAAGTCAGCAGGCTGAAACTTATTAACCCCAAGACCTCCGGCGTCCCGAATGATGCCCTTACAAACTTCCCGGGTATTCTGAACCCCGTCAATGCACAAGAGGGAAACGGGATTCACTATCTTGACTATCCGAGAGTTCCAGCAGATTTGCAGAACGCTATTTCGTTATTCAAGGACATATTCTTTCTGGTATCCGGTTCGTTTGATTTAGACATGGCCAGAGAACCCGGTAGAGCGGTGTTGGCCTACAAAGCAATCGCAGCGCTTTTAGAGCGCGTCAACACAATGATGCGTGGTAAGGTGCGATCTTACTCCCGTCTTATCAGGGAACGAGGACGAATGTATTTGTCTATGGTGCAGAACTTCTACACTGAAGACAGGTGGATTACCTATAAAGACCCAGAAGGAAACGACGCCTATAGGAAAGTCAACGGGCAGGATTTCCGTATTCCGTTTAAATTGACCGTTGTCACCGGGTCAACAATGCCTGTGTCAAAGATTCAGCTTCGGGAAGAAGCTGTGGCTTTATTTGAGAAGGGTGCCATTGATCAAGAGGAACTTCTTGACCACTTGGAATGGTCAGGACGTTCTACAGTGGTTAGAAGAATGAAGCAGGGTGTTATTGGCCAGCTTACCGAAAAAATGAGTGCGCTGGGGATGCCAGAAGCGTTTTCCGAATACATGAATGTTTTAATCAGTATGAAAGACAACGACTTCAAGCGAGCCATCAGAGATGGTCAAGTACCTAAGTTTGATGAAGTAATTAAAGCCGTTCAAAATGGAGAGGAACCGCCCGATCCGAAGGAAGAAACTGATATCATATTGAAGCAGGCAGAGGCTAAGGCAAAAATGGCCGAGGCCGGACGACTGGAAGCCGAGGCTGCATTGGCCGCGCAGAAAGCAATCACTGAACAAGTTAAACAGCAGGTTCAAATGGCCGGCGTGGAATATGACAACGAGCAGCTAAAGATTGACCGGGCCAAAGTAGTTGCCGACATTAAGAAAGGCGAAAGAGAAAACCGCGAATTTGGCAATCGGATTAAACAAGAACGGGGTATGAAATCAAACAACAAAGAAGAAGAATAATGCCAACACCTAATGCTAATGAGACAGAAAAAGACTTTGTATCAAGGTGTATTCCTGTTGTCCTGGAGGAAGGAACCGCGAAAGACAACAAACAGGCTGCGGCGATTTGTTATTCAATGTTCCGCCAACACAATAAAACAAAAGGCGGAATGTATAAACAATATCAGGAAGAAAGGAATCGCAGATGATTCTATCTGATTTTTATTGTCCTAAATGCAGTAAAACAACCGAACACTTTGTTGACGCCCAACAGAAAACCGTCAAATGTAAATGCGGGGGCAAGGCGAAAAAAATAATCTCATTGCCGGGGGTATATGTAAATTCAGAGGCGCCCGCCTGGATGACTAGTGTGCTTGAGGTAGTCGATAAAGAGAATAAGGCTCCCCATGTTCAAGAGTTTTTAAAGCATCCTACAAGGGATAATTACAAACGATGGATGAAAGAAGAAAAAATCAAGCCCGTTGACTGGACGGAACACGGTGCGCCTCCAACTTATAATAAACCTCCTGCAATGGATATAGACCAGATTGCCGGGAAACTTTACAAAAGATTGCGAGAAAGACAAAAACTTGAAGTAACAACTTAACTTGAAAGGAAAATTTTAAAATGGGAGAAAACATGACGACGCTAAACACCTCAGAAGAGATTGTGGAATCGTCGGCCACAGCGAATGACAGACCGGCCTTTGATCCGGATTCTATCGGTATCATCCATGACCGTGATGGCGAATTTACGGAACTGGATGCGTCAAAAGAGACGATAAAACAGGATGCCGAAGACGCTGGAAAAAGGGAAAAAGAGAACACTCCCGAACCGAAGAAGGACGCAACAAGTGAAGGAGATGAGACCCGTTTCGACAAACATCCACGCTGGCAACAGATGTTACAGGAACGTGAGCAGGCTAAACAAACAGCCGAACAGGAACGTATTGCAAGGGCAAGACTTGAAGGCGAGTTAGAGGCGCTTAAAAGACAGCCCCCGGCAGAAAAGACGCCCGTTGAATCCGGGTACAAAGACATTACTGCATTGACGGCGGAAGAGATTGCGGAATGGCAGGCCACAGACCCCAAGGGTTATGCGGCAAATATGTATGCACAGGTCAAAGCCGAAGCCATCCACCAGCTTCAAGAGACACTAAAGGCGGAGCAGGCTGCGGAAAAAAACAAGGTAAGCATCGAAAAGACTTATCAGGAATTTGAGTCTAAAAATCCTGACTTCAAATCCATGTGGGATTCTGGGGCTATCGTGAGATTCATCGAAGAAAACCCCGGCCATAATCCCATCAGTGCTTATCAGGCCATGACCTACGAAACAAGAATGCAAAGGGCCATCGAGGAAGCTAAAGCGAAAGCCATTAAGGAGACCGAAGAAAAGGTCAACAAGAATTGGCTGGCCAAAAGACAAGCGAGGGTATTGGGAACCGGCCCATCCGGGCCGGGCACGGATACCGAAGATAAAGAGCTAAAAGATGTAAAAACGCAAGGTGGGCTTTATAACGTCCTTGCGAAACGGCTTGACCGTTTAAGGACCGCCCACTAACGATAAGTGGAGGATATTACTATGAGTCTTACCTATACGGAAATTCAGTCTTAGTAAAATAGGACCAACAATGACGAGGATGTGGCAATAAGAATGAAATGGACAGACGAACATAAGCGATACATAGCCGAACATTACGATAATGGTAATGGGATGCAAGCCTGTATTATAGCTACTGGCAGGAATGCCAACACTATAAAACAGATGGCAAAAAGGTTAGGCGTCACTAGGGTTCGTCGCAACTTCACCAAAGAAGAGATTGATTATATAATCAAGAATTACTCTTCAATGGGGCCAAAAAGGATAGCTAAAGAACTTAAATTAAATTGGCAATCTATTTTTGGTGTAGGCCAAAGACTAAATTTAAAGTGTGGCCCAATAGTCAAAAGTGAAGCAGCTAAGTTGAATAATAAACTATGGGTTCGCACAGAAGAAACACGGAAGAAAATAGGTAACGCTAATCGCAAGCATGATGGGCCTAATCACTGTGTAGAATGTGGGAAGAAAATTGTCCGCAAAGCCGTGAGATGCCAACAGTGCAACTTAAAAACCAGAAGAGGCGAAGGCCACAATTTCTGGAAAGGCGGCGTTTCTGATTTATACCGTGTTATTCAACACAGGCTTTGGAAGTCTTGGAAGATTGAAGTCCTTAAGCGCGATGACTTTAGGTGTCGGGAATGTGGAGAACACCAACACCTTGAAGTCCATCATCTTAGAAAATTCGTTCTTATCCGAGAGGGTGTATTAAGGGAACACCCTGAGTTATCGCTAATTGACGATAAGTATGTTCTTGCTGACTTAATTGTCGCTGAACACCGCTTAGAAGATGGGATAACACTCTGTTACAAGTGCCACAAGGCGCGTCATTTTGAAAAACAGGATGAATTGCTGGAATCCCCTAACGAGAGAGACGACGAGGGCAATCAGCAGCCAAGCCAATCGAATGTGAGATATTTTGTAGATTGGAAGGTTCAACGACTAACGGGTGAGGACACACAAACCAATAATCCCGACACGAGCGTCCTGCACACAGCTACCCAATCTGTGTGATGATATAGTCTGAGCTATATGGAAACATATAGATGCGAGGCTTAAACGCCGAGCGATAACAGAACTGGTCACTGATGACTACTACAAAACAGACGGTGGAAAGGCGTTCGATATTTATTTCGACACGTCTTTCTTTATGGATAAATTTTTAAAC